ACCGATGAGGTTTATAGAGAAAAATAATGCGTGACACAGTTTATTTTACACTACCTTTTATAGAAATTCTCGTATAAACCTTTAATGCCTGATAATTTCAGAGTAAGTTCTTCATCTTGATATTTTAAAAGAAAATTTAAGCTATCAGTATTGATATAATAGTAGGTATCAGCAGCAGACATTGGCAACTGATAATCACTATATTGTAAAGTCGGACTCTGTGTCCCAACAAACAATCCCTGATATCCCATATAGAAACACACGTATATTTTGTCCGGCGCATTTTCTTCAGGAACACCTTCTTTAATCAATTGATTCAATCCTGTTTCTGCAAAAGTCTCATCCTTAGCATTATTATTACGGGCATAAGCAGCAGTAAAAGCACCAACAGTTAAGTCGGAAGTGCCTGAAGCTCCTACATACACTTCTGCAGGAATGATTTTCAGTAATGCCGTATCTCCATCCGGATTATTATTTACCGGCAAAAACCTGTTGACTATACGCAGTCTGTGTAAACCATTTATGTCGGAAGTAACAAAATCTAAATTATAATCATTTGAATGATAAATAATACGCTTATCAAACTCAACATCAATAAACGGCCATATATCGTAAAATTGGAAATAAGTTTTTGTTTCACAAAGCTCCCGAACTTGCTGCGACATACTACTATATTTGTAATCTTCAATATCCGGAAAATCATATTCAACGTTATCATAATCAACAGCCAGTTCCTCTTCGACATCATAGGTTTTAATTATATCATCATCTTTAATTTCAGACAGGCATACAAGCTGGGCATCATCATAAAAACTATTTATCGTAAGTATCTGTACAGTCTTATCACTTTGATTGACCAGAAAAATACAATTAAAAAATTTTTCAATTTCATCTATAAACTCATCCACTGTCCAGTCTGGAAGCATTTTTGCAAAAGAGGTTGTTCTATATCCATTTACCAAGAATAGTCTGCACCATCTTTTATTCTCCCTCAACATGTTTTTTTGTAACCGATACCCCAATAGTTTTACTAGCTCCTCTACATAAAAAAGCAAATATGGTTGCGGAGATATGTATGTATCCGGGAAAAAAGTTGTTTCTCCTTTTTGAATATCCATCTGATTATCAAAATATCGAAAATCACCAAGCGTATCATAACTGGTAAAAATCGGCGGACAAACAAAATTAAAATCAGGGAATGTATGTTCCAAACTAGCATAAGCTGCCTCCAAACTGGAATCACAGGCTCCGAAATCAAGTTCCCGTAATCTTTTCTCACCACCTGTAAGGTAGTTTAATTCTGAATTACCTGCTACTATCTGGATTTTTGCAATATTATCATCTACCGACAATATTATTTCTGTACCAGATATTATATTAACCGGGCCACATAATAATACTGCCTGACGGTTCTGTGGCCGTTGAGTGGTATCTGCCCTATTAAGGTATTTATATATCTGCCTGTTTTGGGGATGATTCAAATCAATATCCAAGTCATACGTGTAACTACCCTTCCTCGTAAAAAAGGGATTCAACGTGTAGAAATCCAATTCAAACTCCTCAGGCAATGCTACTTCTTTGCCATCTACAAATAACCGGGTCATAATTTTCGTTTTCTTGAAACATTGTTATTCATTCTTTCTACTAATTTTTGAGCTTCATTTATACCCATTTTACCTGTTGCTCTCGTATATGTATATATAGGTTCATTTAATCGTTTTTTTAAATCACCTATTACCTTCATTGCTTCAAACATCAGAACAGAAACTTCAGTATCAGCAGATGCAATCTGCTGATAATAGGTATTGTTCGTTGTCGAAGCAGTACCTGATAACACAGCTGAAACATCTTTAGCAGTCAGGCTACCAATCGTGTTATTCTTCTGTGCACGATCAATCAAGTCAAGTACCGGGCGAATTGATGCATTGTTGACAGCATAACGGTTGGCCACAAACTCACCGGCATGTACAATGCCACGTGGTTCATCCCATCGACCATTACCGGTATATCCCCCTGAATCAAAACTACCCAAAACAGATTTAGCTGTTTCGAAAGCTGCCGTTATCAAAGCAATCTTTGCAGCAGCTGTTGCCATACCCAAAAGACCTTTTAAAGTAATATCTTTAATTGTTACTTCTGCAATGGCTGCAGCTTGAGTCGCTATCAATTGTTTTTCAAGAGCATCCAACGTAATTTTCAGAATGCTGGACATGAAGGAACCAAAGTTCTCTTCTTCACCGGCAAAATAATCGGCCAAAGCCTGTCCCAATTCTGTAGCAACTCCTTGCATAGCATTACTCATTGAGTTAAACTGACGGACTTTTTCATCATATACTTTTTTGCTATCCTGAAGTTGCTTATTCTCTATTGCACTAATAATTTCAGCTTTCTTTTCTTCTGATATTTGTGCAGACTGAAGTAAATTATTATAGTATTTGTCCTGAATATCGGATATCGTTTGCCAATAATCTTCTTCAGAAGTAACTTGTTCATAATGCCTGCGAGTTGCCTCCTGAATCTCCAATTGGTACTGTTTCTCCACACTTGTGAAGGCTTCTTCAGATGCCTTGTCTGCATCCGCTTTATCCTGCTGTGCACACGCCTCTTTGAACTTAATTCGCATTTCCAACATTTTCTGTTCGATCTGCTGCCGCTTCTCCGGTTCCAGTCCGGCAATTGCCATCATGTTCTCGAGGTGACGCATCTCCAAATCCTCCATGAAGCGTGCATATTCCTGCTGTGTCATTTCATCACTGGCCAGGTATGAACGTTTCAGGTCTGAAAGCTCATCGTAATAACGTTTGTTTTCTGCTGTTATTAAAGGATTCTCTTTTTTAGTCTTTGCTCCCCCCTTTGCTCCATCCGAGTCCGGATTAACACCAGCAACAGGGTTTGTAATATCCGGAATCTTATCTATAATATTCTGCAGTTCTGTTCTTTGCTTCGACAAGGCTTCTATAGCCTGCCGTTGAGCTTTAAACTTGCCATCCAGTCCTTGCATCAAAACCTTTCGGGTAGTTTCGTTTATATCTTCACGCTCCTGAATACGCTTTTTCTCCTTTTCAAACTGTTCGCTGTAGGCTATTTCTTCTTTTGTCAATTTATCTTCGATGATGGCCAATTCAGCCTGAGCATCTGATTTTAAGTTTTGTTTCTGACGGTCGTTCAGCTTATTCAAATTATCTGCACGCTTACTAATATCAACAAAAGCATCAGATATTTTAGTCAATTTCTCGAGCTCGTCATTATACGCTTTCTGCTCATCCTTGGCCTTGCGCGTATTGGGAATAACATAACTTAACAGGGCTGTTGCAATTGCTGTCAATCCGGCAACAGTCAATCCAAAAGGATTGGCTTTCAAAACGGTATTAAAGCCAGCCGTTGTTACTGTCGCCACCTTTGTCCAGGTGTTGTATAATTTCGTTGCAATCGTTGACGCATTAACCGCTATCGTATAGGCAGAAATAGCTGCAGCCGATGTCACAATTACCCCCTTATACTTGATAAACCAGTCAATCAGTATAGGCAGAGCTACAATAATTTTAGTGGTCCAACCCGTCAGCAAAGACAAAGAAGGGTTAAGCCGTTCCATCAGTTCAATGCCCGCCTCTTTAATCTGATTGCGATATTGTGCCATCTTTGCAGCGTTGGTATCTGAGTTGATGGCAGCCTGTTCCATTGCGGTATTGGTACCTGTAACGGCTTCGGTATATTGCTGTACCTTATCTGCATTATCAATGAGGATGGTAGCTGCAGAGAAGGCTTCTTCGCCAAACATTGTCTGGATCTGTGCTGCAGTCAGTGACTTCTTGTTCAGGTTCTCGAGCGCTGTTTGCAATCCAACCACCTTAGGATTGGTTTCGTCCGGACCGGTCTGAAGCACCAGGAAGAACTTACGCAGCGCGGTACCTGCCGGTTCCGCTTCAATCCCTTTTTCGGCCAACATCTGGATGGTCCCTTGCATGCCTTCAATGCTGACACCAGCACCCGCTGCAGCCACACCGGCATTCTTAATGGCCGCCGCCTGTGCGGATACATCTGCAGCACCTTCTTTTGAGCCTGCGGCCAATACGTTTACATATCGGGCTGCCTGGTCTGCCGCTTCGCCGTACATATTCAGAGATACAGTCGTAGCAGTCACCGCATCCTGCAAATCAATATTAGCTGCAGCAGCCAGTCGCATGGCTTCGATTGTGACTGCATTCAAGGATTCTTTGTCTTTGAGCAACTCCGGCTTTTTGGAACCTATCAGCATATATGCCTGGAGTATCTCGTCGGATGACTGACGGATACGCAAGCCGGACTCATCCATGGTTGTAGACAACTGTTCTGCCTGCTCAGTAAGCCATTGAATAGACGCATCATCCAAACCAGTCAACGCTTTCAGTTCAGCCTGTGATGACTCTTTGGCATCCCGATTGTTACGCAATGTATTCAGGGCCATGGAAACACCTGTTATCGTTGCTGCACCCGTAGCCAGCAAACCACCCCATTTGCTCAACCCATTGTTGAAACGACTGAGCCAGCCTTCGCTCTCCTGAACCTCTGTCTTGATTTTCTGCAGCTCGGCAGTAACCAGCTTAGCCTGCTGCTGGTAGTACTTCCATTCAGCAGAGCCACGTTTAACGTGCCCGGAATTCAGCTCACGGTTTATCGCCTTCAGGGTAGCCCGAAGTTCATTGGGTGTCGCTTTGTCCAGATTGTTCATCACCTCTGTCAAAGCTGTAGTATCCTTTTTAAGCGTCTTAATCTGCGTCTGAGCTTTCCGTAAGTCTGACGTAAGCTGTTTAACCCTCGAAGTATCTCCAGCATTGTATGCGTCTGCAATCTGCCCTTTTAAAGAATTGGCATACTTCTCCAGCTCCTTCAGCTCCTGCTTAGCCTGTTCACCATTGACCTGAACCTCGACTGTTGCTTTTTCGTTTATTGCCATTATCAGATAATTTTAAGAATCCATAAACGGATTTTGTAACCGGCAAACAAAAGTGCCATTATAAGCGTAATCACTGTATATGTCATGCAAAAGCGTTGCCATCCGGTCAACTTCCGCTCCACCTCTTTGACTTCTGTTTTAATCTCCGTATGTATACTATCCTTGCCCGGTACAAAAACCGTATCAGAGGGAACACGGAAATTCGCCAATACATTACCCACCGAATCCAGCTTGAACTGAAGCTCGGTGTTGCGTGAGTTGGCCATATCCAACCAACGAAGCACTACTCTACCGTTTGAATCACACTCGAGCAATGCCCTGATGGCTGCACTATCAGCCGGTACCGGAACAGGAATCAATTTCTCTCTTATGATTGTTTCGGTCTGGATGGTTTTGTCAAGTTTCCCGGTTGACCTGCAACCGAGAAACATTGAACCAATCCATACCATAAAAAAGAAGACAGTTAAAGCTCTCATAACAAATCCCAACCTGCATGTACATCGTCCATCACGGCCGGTATACCGTTTTCAACCAGAGAAATGGCCGCAGCCATGGCACACATGGTATCCTTGTCTTCCACATCCGGAACAAAGCTAGCCGGAATCTGCATCTCGCTGCATACACGTGAGATATAACCCGAAGTGTTGTTTTCGTGCTCGGGTGCCCACCGTCTGATAAAATCTTCTATCGTCTGGCAACCATGTAACCTGCGGTAGTTCTGCAGCAGCTTGATCAAAGCACGGTAACCATAAGCTATTGTCTCAAACTCTTCGAACGAATTATCATTTTTGGATGCTTCGCTCACTTCGCCCTGCCAGTCTGTACGCTGACTGTTGCGGATGTTGCCCGGATTGTTGTTGCGCAATCCGCGTGGTAAATCTGTCTTTTTCATTCGTCTTTATTATTTTTAGGGAGTTTACCTCCGGTTATTGAATCAAAATCTTTCAGCCTTGTTATAATTGATTTAGGAAAGAAGCCGGGGCAAATATCTTCAATGTTCTCGATTATCGACAGTGTCTCACGTACCATAAGCATTACGCATACAAAATGGCCGAACCAGGTCAACGCATCAACCGGCTGACCGTAAACTTTGAAGTTAGTAACTACATTTGCTAAAATCAGGGCAGCCGAATAGGTTATCAGCTTCTTGGCAATCATGCCATAAGCCTTGCTGGAAAGGTCACGGTTGCGCCAATGGATGATAAAACCCAGCGCGGTATCGAGTACCATGGCCACAACCAGGTATCTCACAAACTCCCAATCTGAGAATATATAAACACTGCAGAAGTTAAGAACTGCATTAACGGGAAGCGCAATAAAAAACACTGTGTGAAATCGTTTCATCTGTATCTCTGTTTCTTTTTACGCTAAAGTATCTGCTTAACAACTTGTATAAAAAGACAAATCCCTCACCCGTTGCCGGATAAGGGACTAAATGCCTCACTTCTAGTGAAAACAAAACTACTACTAATACAAAGATACTATTTTTTGAAAAAATAAGGCAGGTTGAGAACCTGCCTTATTCAATATTTATGCGATATGCAATTCTAAAGGTCTCGGGAAAAAACGTCGGAATTATTAAAAGACCAATAAATCTATTTATTAAGCATTAGTTTTTACTAATCTATTACTAATGATATAAGTCTGGGCTTCTGCTTCTGTATTGAATTCCTTAACTGTAACATCGGAAGCAGGGTAAATAGTCTGTACAGACAAATTTACCGGCTCTACAAACAACTCTTTATCTTTATATGCAATCCCCCATTTCTCCGAACTTCTCATCATCATTGTAGTAGCAGAAGGAATTAAAAGTGTAAACCCTGCACTTTGCAACGTACTGACAGCTGAGTCAGATGCAGATGTTCTATTACCACTAGCAGATATAATCTTATCGTAACTATTGGGCCTTGATGATACTCCTGTTAATTTACATTTTGCATTATCAATTAAAAATTTGTCCAGTTCTCCATCCCCAAATTTTGCAGACTCAATAGCTAAGGCTTCATACGAAGTAGATGCTCTTCTTCCAGTAGTCCAGGTTAATGGGTCACCTGTATTATGTACAAAAGATGCAAAATAAATTCCAGAAGGAATATAACTCAAGTCGCCACTAATTTTATTTTCTTTAAACGTATTAAGCATTTCGCCTGTTAGTGGCAGGTTCTGTATATCTTGAATAGTTCCAGTAATCTTAGAAGATAATATATCTAACGTATTTAATTTAGTTAGTGCGGCAAGACTTACTAAACTTCCCGTAACCATACTCTTATTATCATTACTGCTATAGGTTCTTATAGTAGCAAGATTTGTAAAAGCGGCAAATTGATAAAGGTTATTTTGAGTATCATCACCCACTGTAATATATATATTAAAACCTACTAACTTCTCTCTATCAAGAGCTTGTAATCCTTTAGCTATAGTTGTCAAAAGTTGTGGTTTTGGTCTTGCAGCATTTGCTGTACAATAAAATATAGAGCAAGGCGATGATGGAATATCTCCTAAGTCTCCCTCTAGCTCAACTGGTATACCCAGCGTACCACTTACATTTGGAGCATGTTTAATAAATGGGGTTAAAGTACCATAAGATTCTGTACCATTCAAAGCAAATATTTCTACTTGAGCTGTAGAATACTCCATCAAATCATTAACATTTATATAAATGTCTTTGTGCGCAATTCTTATCTTTTTAATATCATATTTGTTAGTAATTACAATGCTGCATTTTTTATTAGGAGAAAAATAAATTGTTTTAGTTTCATGCGCTAAAAATTTAACGGATTTACCAATCTTAGTTGAAAGCGTACTGTCACTGTAAAAATCGTTATCTCCGTCTGCCATATATATAGAGGCATCTTTAGCAAAACATATCTCAATTGATGGGACTGAAGGTGCAGATGAAGGGTTATAAATAATCTTAGCTTCTCCCAATTTTAATAAAGAGCTATCTGTAACAACTCCTTTAAGTTTAGTAATCAAACATTCCATACAATAAATTTTTTAATTAATAATGTTATTTCTTTATTTTATACACATTGGCACGATAACATATACGATAATTATCATATCTTCCTTTGAAAAGTTCTTTTGCTCCCTTATAGATATGCCCGCTTACTTCAGTAGATTCTGTAGTAAAATCCCAAAGTCCAAACTCTCCCGCATAGGAGTAGGCTATGCTAATAATACCTTCTGCAAGCATTGTAGCTCCACTCTGCTCCCGACTGTACACTTTAGGTATATAATACACTCTATAATCCATTATTTTATGATTATCCCAATCAATTGACAATTGTATAACTCTTGAATGCGTATATTTAGCATAGTTTTTATCAGAATCATTATCAACAGAATAATAGTTTCCGGCACCCTTAGGATTTATCTGAACATTATTGTTCTTGTTTAACACATTGTATTGACCAGACTTAAATGCTGAATCAGTCCAATAATTATTATCAAACAATGTGTAAGTTGGGTATTTTTTACCATCAACTTCTTTTTCTCCCCAATATTTTACATCATGACTATGGAACCACTGCCATTCTTCCCAATCATCTTCGGAAATAGTGTTCAATTCGGACGGTACGTCTACAAATGAAAAACCATCATTGAGTACTCGTTTGCTATCTATATAGCCTGAATTGTGCCTTCCACCAACACGACCTATAATAGCTTCAGCATAGTCTAATGTTGCAGAACCTAATGTAACTGTTCCGTCACCGTTATCAACCCTACGTATCTTAATCCAAGTTTCCCAGTTTCTACAATTAATAAGTAAATGTCCATCATAATCTAGTGATATAGTATTAGAATGGCTGTCAACTACATCATAAATGGAACCAAGGTCTCCAAAAGCATCAGTACACAACTGTGGATAATCCACGGCTTTAAATTCACCAATAACTTTCCAAGCACCATTCTGCTTCTTTAGTTCAGTTACCCTTGGACCATTTATACTAATGTCCCTTGCCATTCCAGGAACACGTATTAACTTGCTTATACCAGTATATAACAAAATATGGTCATCTGCTAAATAAATAAAGTCGTGCATATCTGAGATAGCAGTATTATACCCTGTCATACCTATATTTGTATCAAGAATATTAAAATCCTTGTCAAACAAAGTAAATCCTTTGCCTATTGCATTATCGGTAGATGCAAACACAAATCCATATCTTTCTTCCCCAGTTGGTGAGTAAAAGTGTTCAAAATTTGCATAGTTACCTCTCGAAACATTACCAATATTTTTATATTTAACTACACCTGTTGCCTTTATTTCAATGAAATAGTTATTGTTCTGAATAAGCATTCTATCGAATTGACCTTCAAAACTTCCACTTAATGTCCAAGGTTTAAAATCCGCAGGTAAATCGGTTATAATCTCAGGGTCTATTTCTTTGCATTTAACGGAATGGTCTATTTCATCAATATACAATTCCCAATATTTGCCGTCTGATGTTTTTAAATACATAAATTCTTTGGTCATATTATATTTTTGGATTTTTAATTTGTCTATAGTCATAAAATCGCCTACATCATCACCAGTATAGGCTTTTTTCCCTTTACATATAACAACTTGTCCATCCAATGCACCTTGTTTTTGAGCAGCCATTCTAACATATCTTGCCCAAGTCATTTCAAGAGGTATTTGAAAAGTATTTTCAGCATTAAATATGCGCTGACCATTTTTATCGTTGTTATCAGTTACAACTATCATAGCAGTAGCTACTCCTGTTCTAGTAAACCAATCTCCAGCTTTACATTCAATTGGGTTACTCATTTCATATCCTTCATTTGGTGGTGTAAAACTGTTTGTACCGTCATTGAAAGTTTTCTCCATTTCTGATGGAATAAGTAAATTGGGGGTATCATGGTCACTTACTCCATCAAGTTCATCAATATTAATATCTGAAGGATTTACTTCTATATTTTGTAAATCTTCTTTTGATACTACCTCTTTTTTTACCCCGTTTTGATAAAATTCAGCTACATCTAATTTAGTTTCATGCTTGACACCTTCTTTATCACGATATGATAATATTCGTCCTTCATTATCAAGTGTCATTTCTTGCCTGCCTTCTGGGTCATCCAAAACAGATAAGTATCTATTTGCTACGTTTGATTCCATATCTGGTGTATAAAATTTGCCGTTACGCTTAACTCCAAATAATATTTTATTAGCAGCATCTACCCATGCAGCAAGAAATTCCTCATTTTGTGTCACATGATACATTTCGTTATTAGGGAAATAAGGGCTACCATTTTGTCTTATACCAAATAAAATTCTACCATTATTATCCGTAACAGCATGTACAAATTCGTTATTATCCAATATACTAAATGTATCTTTTAAATATTCGATATTGTTTAGTGCCTGATTAATCTTAATCAAGTCATCAAGAAATGATGCTTTTGCGCACCAAAACGAGCCATCACGTCTGATACCCATAAGGGGATACACACCAGACATCCATAGTATTAAAAATTCCTCATTCTGTATCACATGATATAGCTCATTCTGAGGGAAATAAGGTTTACCGCCCCTTTTTAAACCAAAAAGTATTCTATCTTCTGCATCTTTTACCAAATAGACAAATTCAGAATTATCAGTATACACTCCAAGCTGTTCAAACCTCCCAGAATAAATCTGAACAAAACTTGCAGTAATCCATCTACCACCCTGATATTCCCAACATTCCGGTTTACCATCCTCGTTGATAAACGAACATTTTATCCCGATACTCCGGTACTGCTCCGGCACCAGAGCAATCGCACTGGATAATGTATATTTATTAGAACCATCAATACCTGAAGTCGGATGATTGACAGACACATTATATTCACTTACCAGCCCATCAACCGTTTGAATATTATAATACTCCTGCTCCAGTTTATTCAGGTGCTCAATCATCTGTGTACCGATACGTGTAGCCGTGTTTGCCTTATTGGTTTTCTCATCACGGATCTGTATAGCCAGTTGCTTTAATTCTTCGAATGTTTTAGTTGCCATAAGCTTTTTTATTCTAAGTAAAAACTACTTTTTCGTGTATAAAAAGACATGTTATCTGCGTGACCTTGTACCCCATAATCTTGACCTGAGCGTGGTAGACCGCTTACGGTTCGCCTCTTCGATTTTATCAACCAACAAACCGCAGAACTCTTCTCCATACATGTATGCCATCTGCTCCTTGAGTACCATAACAGATGCGAAATAAGAACGTGAGAACCATTCACGCGGTTTTCGAGGATTACCAGATGTATAATACCCGCCAAGTTTAGAACCCACCTTGCGAGGAACATCCAAACGGTGCTCTTCGCGATACCTCCAGTCCAATATATCCAAATTACCGGCATTCCCCTTTTTATATCCATTACCAGTACCCACATCCTGGTATATGCCGTACTCCATAAACTTGTGCTGGATATTGGTCATGGCATCGGATGCCGTAATGACATTATCCGTAATCTGCTGATGCAAAGTGTGAGTATCTATCACATGCAGCCGTTCTATCTTCTCTCTCCAGATGTCAATCATCGTGGAAGCCCATGCCTCCTGATACTTCAGTCTGTCTTCGGCCGTTGCCTTAGGCCTGTTCCCATTCGTCGCCATTGTAACATAAATCTACAGGTTCTGTAATCTCCGTCATAAAATATAAACCGGTACAGCCGGAAATGAAATACTCTCCCAGCTCGCGGGAGTAGATACGCGAAACATTGAGGAATGACAAATCCATATCCTCGTACCTATACTTGTCATAAATCATCCGGGAATGAAACTGTCTGAAAAGCTGTCTGCAAATATCCAGTTTTACAGCCCTGTCCTGCATATCATCGAAACGATACCGCAGCATGATGAAAACCGTGAAGGTGCGCTTCTTGAACCAGCCACCTCCTATCTGTTCAATGGCACCATCGTTGTTATCATCGATGCAGACGAAAGCGGACTGTTTCCGGAAGTTCTCCAATACATCCTGCAGTGAATTGATACCGCTGCAGGAACACGGAAAGAATGAGTTTGCTTTAGCCAGCTTATTCTTTTCTGTCAATCCCTTGAAATATCCGTGACCGTCAAAAAAATTACTTGTATCCATTCTTCTGTTTTGATTTTAGTTCTTGAATCTCTTGCGCCTTTGCATCCAGCTCGGTAAGCGCCCGCCAGCAATCCATCTGCAGAACCTCTTTCTCCTTAGTAATGTCACCACCTGTCAATGCCCGAATCTGGGCGTTCATCGCAGCCATCAGGTCGGGAACCTCCGGCTGATCCGTGTCGCCCCTTCGTTGAAACGGCTGGAAGAAATGCGGAAACATAGAGGCAAAGTACAACTTGATACTGCCCCACCATAGAAATACTGACATCAGTTCATACTCTCTTATCCGTGAAAAACAAGTACTGCACATCCCCTTGAATCCCGGTTTCTTGTGATACAAAATATCAAACATGGATTTCAACTGGGGCGCCTGTTGCGAATACAGGTAACCCTGATAACGATTCTCACAAATCAGGTATTCTTCGAAGCACAGTCCGTGAAGCATGGCATCGACGGCATACCTGCCCCCTATACGGTCCAGCCGTACCGGATATTCATTCGGTTCTGCAATGTAATCCAACTGCCGGATAAAACTGCAAAGCTGCCAGTCGTGCATGATAAACCTCAGTCTCTTGCGCCAACTGATACGGTATGTACACAGCCACCCCTCTTTGAGACTCTTCTTAATCCGAATCCCCGTAAAGCGCATGAATATATACGTTTTGGCTTTTGCCGGCGGGAAAAATGTAATGGCCATGAATACGTACCGAAGCTGTTCCTGGTTAAGCTGCTGCCATGCAGTCGGGAAACGGAAATCCAGCACATTATCCCCAAAAGTATGTGGTATCCTCCTGCTCATTCTGATAGGTCTGAAAATGTTTCGTCTTATAAGCCAATGAATCCTTGTAAGCTGTAAACACATCCTGTTTGGCTTCTGCATAGTTCTCTATCCGCTCGAGCATGGATTTTGCTGCCGAGTAGTTTTTAGCAATGCAGAAACCTACAAACTTGCAGATATAATCTACCATGGCCGTTTCTTCTCGAGTATAGCTGTTCTTGCGTGTTTGCTCGAGCAGGTAATCAAAGAACTCTGCTGATACACGCTGCATCACCTTTTCTTCTGCCTGGTACATTTTTGTCCGGAACTCAAGGAGTCTGGAACGATGTACGTCTGTATCCGGAAAGTCAACATACATTTTCAACTGGCGGGCTGTATATATCAGATTGGGGATGTTCACACGTGCCAGCGCCGTTTCTGCCCAATCGGTGCCGACCAGCAGCTCCAGGCATCTGTCGTAAGTATCCTCGTAAGCATTGGTAACCTGCTGCAGCAAGTTCTTAACCCTGTCGGCCGAAGCAGGTGCCAGGTTCTGATTGGATACCACCCCAAAGCCCGTGGGTGTCAGCACTAAATCCAACTGCGGTATCTGTTCGGCATACGTACGCAAACAAATCAATTTTGTAACGCACTGTTCCAGCCCCGGAACCGTGTTCAGCTTATCGGCCATGTCACCCAGCAACTCATTGCGCAGCTGCAGCTCTACATCCTGCAGGTGCGGTGAAAGCATATCAAAGACTTCTGAGGTCGAGTTTGTAGCGGATAAAACTATCTGTTCGAACTGTTCTTTAGTTATTGTCATCATTCTGTGATATATGAGAGGTTTTTGTTTTGGCATCTGTATTCTGGTCCAGCGTTGTAAGCAGTACCATGGGGACATCGGGGTACACTTTCTCACCCCAACCATTGTACTCGATTACGATGTTATGCGGGATGTTCATCAGGTCGTGGAAAGGAATCTCCAAGGCCTGCTTGAGCGTAAACAGCTCACGCTTGTCAGATCCGGAGTTGTTGCTCTGGCTTTTGCCCGGAGTCGCACCCACCAGATTGGGATGGATGTTGTCGCCGTAGCAAGTGATGTTACTGGCTTCCTGAATATCCTCGCTCCAGTCGCCACCTTCCTTGCCTGTCTCGATGACATTGATACGCACCATCTTGACTTCGCGTCCGTTCGGATCGATGTAGTAGCCGGTTATCCAGACCTTGCCGGAGTTCTCGATGCCGGAAACAAACTTCTTGATATTCTCCTTTTCCTTCTTCACGCGCTCCATCTTCTGCAACGGGTCGGTAATCCGTTCTTCGGCACAAATATTACTCCAGTAATCCTTGTGCACTTCGACCTGATACTTCACACTGGCATGGTTACGGAGCTTCGCTTTCTTGCCCTTACCAATCAGTCGCTTGATGTCGTACCAGTCGCCCCGGAAAATGCTGGTATAATATGGGATGGGATAATACTGAAATCCGGGTGTAGGAAAACGCACCAAGACAGCGAACTTGCGTTCGGTTGTCCGAACTTTTGCCACACCGTCCCTGCCCGGTTCACGCCCCATCAGCACCATCAGGTCGCCCAGCGGGTCGCTCGGATCCAACAACCGGATGACTTCGTAGTCCTTATCCGTCAAGGATGAAGTATTACGGAAATTGGCATAAATCACATGATTGATTCGCCCGTTCTTTGCCTTCTGGAAACGACAATAACACGCCTCCTTGTGAACCAGCCGGTTGATTTTATGGCCGTCCTTAGAAAGAATAATGACCGACACACAGAAGAAGAAATACTTCATGTCCGTAGCCTGTTCGAGCTGAAACAGCGGAAGGCTGTTACGCATCAGCCAGCGTTTTATCTCCGGGTGTCTGGTCGGCTTCTCCGAATCTACATCCATGTACTTCAGACCGGCACCATAGCAGGTAATGACATTAAACAGTTTGTTCTGGCTCATCACTTCGTCTACGCCAATCATTTTAATCAACTCAAAAGGCAACTGGTTGTCATTGCCGAATTTGACATACTCCATGCCCTCACGACCGGGAACCGGTGATGTAGTGATGTCAGCATCTTCGTCGAACACCAGGGAACTGTCAGTAACCGACTGCATCTCTGTGGCCACATTGGAAACATCAATGTCGAAAATCTCACCGGGAATGAAGCTGTCATCGTATTGCGGAATTGTTTTGTCCATATTACAGATAAATTGTCATGTTATTAATTTCGAAAAGAGAGATGTCGCGAAAAGAACGAATCAACCCAGAGGCCGGAAGCCGGACACGGTGTATACCTTTTCGCCAGTGCGAGCCGACACAAACCGCCCCCTTGTATTCAAGAATATCTCCGGTACTGAGTTTCCAGAGCTTCAGGTTGCACGGTTGCCCTGCCTCAAGCAAACGCAACGCGTCTTTTATATGTATCACGTTCATAAGCATCAATTATAGGTATCATCAAAAGAATCATCGAATATATCCGGCAGCAGCTCAAGCCTGCGCTGGCACCGAGAGGAAAGAATGTAAGTAACGGTGAATGCAAACAGGCCATCGTCGGCATCGTTGCGTGCGGTATCGCTCTCTACGATGGTGACCGGAATCTCCCGGGCACCGTCTATCAGATAAACTTCGGTAGCTCTGGCCAAATCATCCGCCAGCCTGTGCATCGACTCCGGAAGATAGCCTGTACTGACAGTATGGCGGCGCTGCTCATCGACATGGTAGGTTTTGTACAGTCCTGAAAAATAAGCCGCACTGCGTGTCAGCTCCGGCTCCACCTTTTCACCACCTACAAAATACAAGGTATCCATCACTCCGAAAGCATTACGAAACTTGAAAGCAATAGCCTCCGGCTGGGCATGATCCAGCCGGAACGTCTGGCGGCGAGCTCCGGCTATCACCGTATAACGGAGCAACTTGTATCCGGAAAGCGTAAACTTTGAGGGGGAAACATCCACCCAACGTATGCCATAATCCGGAACACTGCCCAGTGAACGTGTTGATACCGCCAAATTGTTGTTGTCGTTGACAAACACACATTCGGCCGTAACGGGTATCGTTGTACCCCCAGATGCCATCGCACCGGTTGTCAGGTAAAGCGTTTCGGAGCGCCCCAAAGCCGTAATCTTATCACGGCCAGCCAATGCCGTCAGGAAATAGTTGTCCACAAACTCGGTCGCTGTAGCCGGAACCAGGTAGCGGGACAACAAAACAGTAAATGTTTTGGTTATCTCTGTCTCGGCAGAAGCTGTGCATGAATAAGAAAACTGCTGCAATACCGGAGCTACCAACTGCGGCTCAATGAGCGAAGACAAATCCAAAATGGCAATACGATTCTGCGCATCAGGAACGTAAGTCTCCTGAAAGATTGCCGCAGAACCTTTTTTCAGTGTAAACGTAACGGTTTTGTCCGAGCCGATAACGAAGTTATCCAGCTCCGAAGAAAGTGCGAAATCCGGTATATCCTGAACGATTGAAAGCATATCTTTTCTGTTTTAATCCAAAGATATGCAAGCACTGGAAGCCCTAAAAAGACAAAAGGCGCAGCGTCATCCCGACGCCACGCCCAGAAAAAAAATGCGAAAAAAAATGTATCTTAATATCTTTTGTTTATCTAGACTCCATCATCCATGCAGGATGACCTTCCGGTGAAATGGTCAGTTCATATCCAAGCTCGACCATCACCTGTGCAATATCATCAACCGTTACATCAACCATCAAGGACAGTTCATCCTGAATATCCTGCGAAGTTTTGAATATCACACGGTCTGTTTTCTCTTCTGTTGGCAAAAACTCCTGGCAATAACGCAGGATAATCTGTTTTTTAAAATCTTCACTCATGCCTGTTCTCCTTTCTATCACTCAATGCGATTCCCATAATCTTATACAATCTCTCGAAATCCTCACGTGGGCACATTATCGAATCACGCCCATTCATAAATATATGATACTCTTCTATGAACAAACCCTTCTCGTTATAATAGGATGTTTTCTGTACCTTGAAAGCGGTTTTATCATCATCGTTCATAAGAGGCCTCCTTTCTTGCAAAGAACATACGACCATATCAGCCATGCCAGGCATATCAACATGCCGGCAATGCCGAAAGCCGGAGAAAGCAGGATACAAACAAGAGCTGCAGAAAAATTGGCATAACGAAGTGCGCCAGCATTAGTGACTGTCTCGCCCATAAGAGACGAGTAAATAAAGTTTGGCCGGTTCAGCCAGATTGAGAACACGCCCGTAAAGGCATACTTTTGGCTAGCAGGTGTAGCCTGGATAGCTTGATTTTTCATTTTTGTAGTGCATTTAAAATGAAACAATATGTTAGTTAATTACGGGAAAGGGAACAAAAAAGAGGCCCCGCTTTCCCGTTGCACTACACCTGAAACAGGCAGTGGGCGCATTAACGCTCCACACGGGGGTCGGAACCTCAAAATCATTATATAGGCTATGCCTGGACATAAAAAATGCCCGCAGCAAAGTTATTTGGCGAGCCATCCTCGCCTGTTTCAAATGTAGTGCATTGCAAATATATAGATAATTATCGTAACGCAAAAGGAAAGCCGAAGTATTTTATACAACTGCTAAATAAAAATCCTGATAAATTACTCATTCAACGTCAAATACAGGCTCGGGTATAGGATCTGTATTATTTTGTTTCATTTCAGTTTGTAAAACATCATAAGCCAATAATACATCTTTTATTGCTTTAATTTCTGTACTGGTAAGATTACGTGTATGAGTATATTTACCACTTAATCGCATTTTTACACTCTTGCCATTAACCATTTTTGTTAAGAATGCAAGTAAATCATCGGAAACAGTAATATCAATCCACTCCCAGACTCTAGAGTCGTTTTCAGTTTTTTTGTCCTCATATTTATCAAAAGGAATAATATAAGTATTACCATCATAGGAAAGATATGCAGATTCAAAGAAAATCCAATCTGTACCCTCATAAGACATTATTAAACGCAACCATACACTGCTTTTACTTTGGCCTATATATATTGAAGTATAATTAGTATTAGCATAATGATTAAAATAAGGGTTCTTATACCAGGTAATGTGGTTTATATCATCATAATTTTTTCTCAACTTACTAACAGCTTTCATTCTTGCTTCTTTCTCTGCTTCAGCTTTTTTCAACTGTTCCGCTTCAAACTTGGATATTAAGTCAGTAACCCGTTGGTATTGTTCTGACTCTGGATGATACTTTTCTAATTTATCTTTGATAATTTTCAAATCAGTTATATTGCCGGATTTATACAAGTCATCAACGTTTGAACAAAGTTTTACAGGGTCATTTCTATAGCCTTCAAGTTCTGACATGACATTATTTAAAGAGTCTTTCAGAAGTTCAACTTCGGAAGAAAGGCTTTGAATTTTACGTTCCCATTTGCTATTACATGAAACCATAACAGCACTCAATGGAATCATAATTAAATACTTCACTTTCATAAACTATTTATCTTATTGGTTTGATTTATTCTTTAAGCTCTCACACTTCAATCTGTGATTCTGTGTAATTACTAAGAATATACAATATATCTTTAAAATAAATTCTGCTGTTTAGGTTCTTTCGTTGAATCCTTGTATTTCTTAATCATTCCAAGCATTACCTCATCTTTTGCTATATCATCAAGTATAGCTTTATTCAATTCAGCTGAATTATCTTTAGATTTCAAATCCTTCTTATTCTGACGAATATGGCCATCTGCTCTGGTTTTAATAAAATCCAAGAATAACTCTTCTGTTGTAAACTTAAGTTTGCGATAAGCGGTGCTTGGCTCGTTTATCTTGTTTTCAATATCTACGAAGAACTGGTCTTTATATCCTTCTTTAAATTTGGCTAATAACTTATCAGAAATCAAAACAACATCCACTTCTTTATTAAAGTCTGTTTCACGCGGATACCCCCCAACATTACCAATCAGCTGATTAAAGATGTCTTCACGACCTGCAATTCCCGGACTTACAAAAATTTCCTTGCCGTAAAAGACAACATCAAGACTATCCATAAAAATTTTGAACCACAACGCATCGTATGTAAGATTCACTTTATCTTTTTTTACTGCCATAATATTTATTTTAAACCAAACATTTTATCAATATCCAACATATCATCTACAAACTCTCTGTCATCCATATAAGTTTGTATTCCCATAATTTCCAGAAATTCCTTTTCTGTCAAAAGTTCAATATCACATCCTTCTTGATTGTATTTAATAGCCTTTCGCTGTTTTGCACTCAAACCATCAGGACCAACAACAGAAGGATTCTGAATACCGACAACTAAGAAGTTTGTAGATTTCGTTAGACCATCTGAGTAATGCCCACCTATCTCCTCTATCCACCTTCTGGCTTCATCCTTAACAAAGGAATCAAAGCTACCAGTAAATACAAGCAATTGATCAAAAAATAAATGGTCTGGTTGAAATTTAGATTCATCAACAACATAATCAACTTGATTACGCTTGTAAGTCCTCTTTCTGCAATTTTTCTTTAGGTAACTTTTCTTGAATTCACCTGAAGATATTTGACCCACAACCAGTTTATTCTCATTGAAAAAAGCTTCAAGATTATCTTCTTCAACTTTATCATAAGACTTCAATATAATATCAACCCAAACACGAGCTTTAGTCAACGGAAGATTATGATTACATTCAAGCCCATATTTTTCACAAAGTGCATCAAAAGCATAAGAAGGAATATGAATACTTTTTCGCATCATATTTTTTGCTGTAACATAATTTACAGGATCACATTGCACTCCAAACCTTTTAATTGAATTGTATAAAACTTCTGCATCATATCCATCATTTGTAGCGACCACCAATGGATATTTGTATAGAAGTTCCTGCAATTCCATCCAATGTTTGTTAAAAGAACCAACTCCTTTTAAATCTGTAAATGTCATACCTGATTCCAAATAATCAAAATCGGATTCAGATGGTTCTACTAATATTTCTTTTTCTTCGCAAACAATAGAATCTTTTACCCCTACTAAAGCAATTCTACATGGTGAGTTCTTTGATAAATTGCAACATTCTATCCTTATTAATAAAAAATTTAAGTTCTTCATATCATCGGACTATAAAATTAACAAGCAAATTTATAAAAGGCTGTAAATAAAGCAAAAAAAATAAGCGGAAACTTTTGTGGGGAGTTTCCGCTTATTTTTTGTTTTATTCTTTGCTCTTGTTTATCAGTTTTATAAGTTCAGGAATTTGTTCTATAGGTAGCGCATTCTGTTTTTCAATTTTTGATAAATCCTTTTCATCAAGTCTCTGACTATCCATATTATGTAGATGATTATCAATCAAACGAGAAATAGCATCGTTGATTTTAGACATTGATTCACCTATGTCGACAGAAAGTGTATTTAATGCCTGAAGTAAACCTTCAGTATATTTTGTCTCATGAATTTTATTGGAAAGAACGACCATCTGTCTCTGGGCACGGTTCATCTGCGTGATAAATCCCCAAAGCAAGCCTAATGTTATAGGAACAGGTAAAGTCATTGGTAAATATTGATCCCATGTAGGATAAGCATCACTACATACAATTTTTATATAAACAACAATCTCTATTATTATAAGAAAAATAACTAAAGCTGCCGATGACCATTTATAAACATTATATAGCCATTCTAGTCGTTTATGCTCCTCAACTAATCTATTTATTGGATCATTTAATACTCCAAAAGCTGTTTTAATCTTTACTTTCCAATTCTCAATCGCACTTTCTTTTTCTTTGGCTTTTTGTTGCTCAGCTTTATATTGTGCTACAAGTTTTTGTTGCTCAGCTAGTTCTCTTCGTGTTACTTCTAATTCCTTTTTCTTCTCTAAAGCCTCTCTCAGCTCTTTTTCTTTTTCATTTAACTTATTTTGAGTCTTAACCAATTCTGCATAATAATGAAGTGAAGTGGTACTTCTGTCTAAATTATTATTCTTTTCTATTTCTAACTGCTTTCTTAAACGGTCCAATTCTAATCTTAAGTTCTGAACTTCATTAGATTTGTTATTTATATCATAAACAGTATCAACATATGTGTTAACCTCTTGTGATTTTTCTTTTATGTCTTCAGTTAATTTCTTAACTTCATCTTCATAAAAACTAGAGGAATTAAAGCCAACCAACTTATATTCATATAAACCATCTAATATTATGGTTAACAATTCTCTAATACCGATTTCGTCTATTATTTTCTCTTTCTGATATATTTCAATATAAGCTTTCAGTCTAACTTGAATATTAATCCAATATGATAAATCAATATTAATTTGATTATTCAATAATCTTATCAAATCCCTCAAAGCATATATATATTGCCTTCTTAATATTTTATCGCTTTTCAAGAAATCAGTTTGTTTTATTCTTGCTAGAAGGTTGCTAAACTCTATTTTTAATTCCTTATTGGTCATATCTGTATATATATAATAAATGAGGAATCCCCAAAGAGACTCCTCTATAAATCAAGTCAAAGTAAAGTGTTTAATTAAACAGTGACAATATTTACACTACTATATTTCTATTACTTTTAATCATCATCGTCATCAAAAAATACTTGAACATCAAATATACTATCTATAATCTTTGCCAAAACCTTATCAAAGTATTTTGATTTAATGAACGTATTTCTACTCTGTATTACATCTTCCAATTTAAAAAATGTAACAACATGAGTCACAAAATAAGACTCTTTCCCCATAGGATGATTCAGCCAATCATCCTCTATTTTTATTGTGTATTCAGGATGGTGATTCTTTGTTGATATAAGTACTGCATAAAACATACCATCCTCTTTTTCCAATAACTGTTCATTTGAGAGTACTAAAGCCGGATGTTCTTTATCTACACCTTCTGGAGTTCGATAAAAAACCTCAACTATTTCTCTTTGTGAAACTTTTTCTACAGCCATTTATCCAAACCTTTTATCAAGCGACCAGAGTTATTATCTATAAAACTCTCTACACCCGGCTCTTCATAAGTGGAAATATTAATATTATCACCTAATCTTTTTTCTAGTTCCTCGTCAGAAACAAATGTTTCTCTTTTAACTTTAGCACGAGCAATCTTTCGCTTTTTCTTTATAAAAAAAGAATCCATCAGAGTATCAGTATCACCTGGAAAACATATAGAACTAGGTATGTATGTACAATTTATATTTTCACAGAAATCACCATATTGAAGAGGAAAATTATCAGTACTTGAAAGGAACAGCAAAGATGACACGCCCAATAATAATGTATCATGGATTTTGTAGTTTTTCTTTATCCCATTATATGCCAACATAGTGGAAGTATCACAACCTTTCTCTGGTGATGCTATATTTATAAAATCATTATCCATAATTATTATCAATTAAATGAATCATAAAGTTCTCCTTTAGTCAAGCTTTTAAAAAAATCACTTAATCTTGAATGATATCCATCCAAAATATGCTCAAACATTGGGAATAAATCTTCACTACTTCTTAAAGAGTTTAATTTACTTTCAACGACCAATCCATTACGTCTATCATTAAGTGTACCTGTATTAATTTTTAGATTAAAAATAGAATCATTTTCTTTTTGTGCAATCTCAAAATTAAGACCTATAGGATTTTGTATAAATTCAGAATCTATTGTCAAATGAAATTTTTCTTTTAAGAAAGTGAAAATATTTTCATTTTGAAACTGAAATTCAAAAAAATCAAGATACTTTAATCCTATATGAATACCTTTATTAGGATTGAATGCGTACAAATCCTTAACAGTATATACTATTCTTAAAATCTCTTTATAAAAGATATTCCAATCATAATCTGAACCGACATGATTAATAGATAATATACCAGGCCCTAACTGATATAAAATCGAATTTGAATTAATTTTCCTAGAACGATAAATCGGTCTATTCAAAAACGCTTGTACAGGAATATTAGGATCTGGGAGCAAATTCTCTGGCTTCTCATATGTATCTTTCAATGCAGCATACATAGCGCCTATAAGTAGTTGAAATTTATCAACTTCTTGCTTGTTGGTAGAATTCCATCTTATTTCAAAAATAACCTCCACCAAAGGGGCATTAGATAATCTGCTCATAATCCAATTTAAAATTTATATGGTACAATAAATACTTGTAGTATTTTTTGAATAGCAAAGAAAATATTCTATTTTTTTGCAAATATCAGTTTTTTTCCCAATAAAATCAATATTTAGGCTATAAAAAATATAGTGAATGCTTTGTTTTCATAATAAAAATAACTTCTATATCATCATAACTTCTATATCATCATAAATATCTATAGTAAAAATAACAATTAATATAAATCGTTTTGATTATGTATAATCAAAACAATAACATATCGCAAATCTTTTGCGTCAAACAATCAGGATACCTTATTTTCCCGCCGCCCGATTTGCCGACAAACGCAGTGCGAAGGTAAATCGGGCGGCGGGCGGCTGCATAGCTACCCACCTGCCCCTATTGCTCTCCTACAGCTTCAGATCGCCCCTACAGGCGCCCTTCGTCCGCATAGCTATAGTACGAGTCATCCGAAAAGATAACGTGGTCCAACAAACGGATATTAAGCGTTTTAGCAGCCATGTGTACCGTCTGCGTCAGCCTGTCATCGTCTGCGGACGGATGGAGGTTTCCGCTGGGGTGATTGTGTACCATCGCCATGCAAACAGCATCCACTCTAATGGCTTCGCGAATCACTAACCTAACGTCAACCATCGTGCTGGTAAGTCCGCCTGTAGAAATACGCTGTGTCTTTATCACCCTATTAGCCTGGTTCATATATATCACCCAGCATTCTTCATGGTCTAATCCTGCCAATAACCTGCGGACAACTTTAAAAATATCCTCACTGCATCGGATTACAGCACGGTCTTTGGTGCGGTTCTCCAGACGGCGGTACAGTTCTACGATGGCCATCGCCATTTCCCTGCGTGCCGGTGTCAGGGTCTGACAGATGTCTTCTATCGTCACTTTGTCGGATTGCGCCAACATCCTACCTACTTCCTTGGCCGTCTGCATGTTGTTCGTTACCTGAAAAATCACTGCTGCATCACTGAGGTGGCGGCATTCGCCACAAACTTCGAATAAATCTTTCATAATCGTATTTATAATTAGTTTAACATCATTGTTTTACCTAGAAAAAATCCACCAATAACCGAAGCGCCAAAAGATTCCAGCATACAGGAAAACTTTGCATACGAATAACCCAGCGTCAACACATCGTCAAAAACAAGGATTTTCTTTCCCTTGAAAAAGTCTTTATCGAAATCAACCGTCTGCACGGTTTCAAGGTTTTTACTGCACTTCGTTTCGTGGATTGCCAAACGTGCGCCATGCACGTGGATATGGTCAAAAGCATTGACTGCACCGACCAGCCGACACACTTCTTCCGAAAAAATCTTATAACGCACCATATTGCGCTGCTCACTGCTTGCAGGGATACAAGCAAATACAAGATTCTTTGCTTCATTGCCGAATAGCTGTACCATCTTTTCGGCCACCAACTTTGCTACAGTCATACTTCGTTTCCCGTCCTTAAAATCCCAGACGAGTTTACGTACTGCCCAATCCTGCTGGCTTGCCTGTTTATACTTGGTAGGTAAGTAATCGAAGAAGTTATACATCAACTTGCTCCACTGCTGCTGAAATTCTTTACTTGCTTTCATATCGGTATGCTTTAGAGATTTATTCTGGTGCCGAGCCCGGGTGTTGAGCCTTTTTTTCTGCTCTTCCTGCTCTGAGCTTTTTTTTATTCCGTTCGCTGTCGCTGCGGTTTGTTTCTGCCTTTTTCACCTGCGCCAAAAGGTGTTGCGAGGCGTATAAAGACAAGTTTTCACGAAAAGCATAGCCTTGAATACTACCCGTAGGGTGGAGATTTTTTCGGGAACATCGCCTGAACTTGGCATACGAATCGGAACATTTACCTTTGCAGGTATAAAAGGCATAAACCGTAGCGACAGTGATACCGAATTATGGGCGAAGAGCAGATTAAGAAGAGCAGTAAGCAAGAATATAGCTCTGGCTATACCGCTGCCAAGGGAGTGCAACGGGGCGGGTGGGCCTGCTGCGTGAACGCTATCACAACTAACAGAAAGACTAGCGAGTGTCTTTCTACCTATTCAGGCTCCATGGCA